TGGTCAAAATAGGATAAGTTGGGATAGGTTAATTATAAGTTAAAGCGTATCAGAATGCGAGTTTTAAATGATTTTGGGATATGTTGGGATAGGTAAGAATATTCAGAAATGGTGCCCTAGATGGGAATCAAAACAATTTTATAATACATTGAAAATAAACACAAATTTGTTATTTTTGATAAAAGGTCACTCCAAGTCACTCGTAACTATAAGGTTTTGTATTCAATGTTCGGTTCTAATAGCCCCTTACAAAGAGGGGGCTATTCTTTTACATGTGCATGTGCTTTACTCTGTCATGCACCTCGGCCTTTTTGGCATCGTTGAACCTGTCCAGTGTTCCCACAAGATAACCAGTGACACGTCTAATTCTCTCGAACTTAACACCTTCACCTACAATACCATTAACAGCGTGTAATCTTGTGTACATTATTTGTCTCCTTCTCGCAACCCTGGATAGTAAGGAACAAGCTCTGCTCTTATCTCATCGTACTCTTTGCGCAGAGCGTCACACTTTTTCTGCATTTCGTCTGTGTCATAAGGTAGAGGGGTGTCTGGGTGGTCAAGCTTGAACTGCTTTACCAGAATACCTACAATCTTAATCCACTTATAGTCGAAGACAGCTCTCAGCTCGTTCTGAATTGCGATAAGCCTTGTGTACTTTGCACTAAGCTCGCCAGTGATATCATTCTGAGTGCTTTCTTTTGTTACTTCTGCCATTTTTAAGATCCTCATATTTTAAACTGAAAAGTTGAAAGAAAAGATTATCAAGCTGTTTTACAGCTTTGCGATTGTGAAACTGTCCGCGTGTTACAGAGCCACGCCACGACTTGAATTGTGAGATTATTGCATCAAGAGTTAACTTTTTGCTTAGGTATAGTTTTTTAAATTTCTTTAGCTTAATTGCTTCACGCTTAAAAGTATCTGAGCACAGGCTCGTTACTACTTTTCCTGTGTTAGTAAGTGTGTATTTCGTTTTGAGAAAAACAAAAGTACGGTTAAGTGGCCTAATGTGTGTTTTCTTAAGATTAAGGTGAAGTCCCAGCTGCCCTGATATTGTTTGAATATCTCTTAAAAGCTCTTCAAGAAAGGCTCTGTCATGATGAATAACATAGAAGTCGTCCATGTATCTGCCGTAGTATTTACAGCCTCTAACAATCTTAATGTAGTTGTCTAATTTATACGGGTAGAACACACCGATGATTTGCGACACCTCAGAGCCAATTTCGACACCTTTGGCGATTGTCTTAGCAGTATTAGAAGTTGCCTTTCTGAAATTAAGCGAATTGATTATCTTTGTGCTATTTTTGTAGTCCTCAAGCTCACTGTCTGAGCAGTTTGAAAAGTCTAAGCAGAACGATTTGAGTACCATTTTCAGAAACAATAGAGAATCAGTATCATGAAGTTTGTCGCCAATAGCTTTAATAATCTTGGCATGATCTAAGTTGTCAAAGAACTTACTGAAGTCGCCCTGCAGAATGTAGCCATTATTTGCGTGCTGTTCTCTGAAGTACTTCTGCAGATGTACCTTCATGCGATTGCGCTGCATATCAATGCCACGACCTTTTAGACTTGCGCAGTTGTCATAAATCAGATATGGCCTCAACGCTGGGATTAGAACATTGTCGCAGAAACTTCTTACAGGTACTCTGTCGTAAATTGGTGTAGCACAGATGTGTCGTATCTTGCCACGCTCGGACAGATTGAACTCAGCACCTCGGTGGAGGTGGTAATCGCCATTCTGATAATCTGTGATAAATTCTGCTATGTTACGAAAGGCGTTAAGCTCGTACTGCTGAACAGATTCTTTAAATCTGATAGGTTTCTTTAAATCGTGAAAAGCTTTGAAAAGTGCCTGTGGAGTGAATGCTTTCGACATCAAGAGTGACCGCCCGTGCATAGTGTCAACAGTCGTAACTGGACACATCGGACGGTCTGTTTTGTCAGGATTATCTAAATCGTCTGAAAGGGATGTACTCTCCTCTTTGATACATAAGGCAGGCTCTTTGATCTTAGAAATCATTAAGATACGACCTGCAGTAGATGTTCAATGATCGGGCACACACGGAACGCATCCGAAGCGTTGTTGTTATTGGCATTGCCATTAGCGCTTACATTACACGCATTAGACGCAGAGGCTGATGTTAGAGTACTACCCTGCGTAGCATTATCTTCGTTTCCGATTTCACTTGCAATGATTTGTGCAAGTGAATCGTTGATTAACTTCTTAAATCGTTTAGTCGAGGCACGCCATGCTTTGAGCTTTTGTTCAAAAGAGATAAGCGTCTGTATCATATTTACGTATTTATCGGCTCTGATAGAGAAGTCATGCGAGATGTACTGAAGCTCCTGTATCAGATATTCGACTGTAGAGATTGCACATGTAGCTAAGCGACGGCGTTCAAAGTACTCTTTTAAAGTTACAGGATAGATTGAGTTAGATTCAGTGATATAGCTCTGCAGACGATCAATAGTATCGATTAGCAGCATTCTTTCATGCTCATAACGCCATTGCTGAGGATTGTAGTTATTCGTTCCTCGTAAGTAAGCAATGTTGTCGTCGGAAAAGTCATGGCAGATGTACTCTGTCAGCTGATGACGGATATTTGATAAATCTATAAAAAGCTGAAACTGTGTTGGCTTGCGTTTTGATTTTGGAATATTTGACATAAAAAGCCCGTTTTCTTTGTAAGTTTCTATTTACATATTCAAGCGTCGCGCAGGGCGGGGACCAGCCACGCCGATTGCTGCGCGATTCGCTACGCTATGAGAAAGAGCGGGCACACACGACACGCATCCGAAGCGCCGTGGTAATCGGCATAGCCACCAGCGCGCACAACACACGCATAAGACGCAGAGGCTGAATCTTTCAGCCATATATCGGTTCTAGGATATACTTTGTGTACTTCCTTATGTCTGAACAGAGGTAGCTGCGTATGCTGTGATCCACTCTCAAAAGAAGAGCCCGCCCACGCATAGTGACCATAAATCTCAGGTTCTGACGGTAAAACTAAACGCTTTGAAGCCCAACCGTTAGTAGAACTGTTCAACCACCAGTCTGTTGGGCATCCTTTCCAGTTAGGATTAGACATACAGACGGCGTTGGCGTCGAATTTCATCGCATCGATGTTTCTGAAGGTCAGAACCGAAATGCCTTGATTTTCAAAGTCAGGTTTTAACCACAGATTATCAACTTTCGGTAGCACAGTCGTAGCTATATAACTGTCTCTATAGCACGAAGTCTGATTTTTGCCCTCTGTCTCGTTGTCACTAGCCCATGGAGCGTAACCTTGAGTTGTATTGTTAGTACTTGCACCTTGATATTGTTTACCCGACCATAGCAAATTACCTGTATTGCCAACAAGCTGAATAGGCATTAGCCCTATATGGTTACGTGTCAGTTCTGTATCGCTTCTGTGCAGATAGATATTACAACCTACAACAATGTATGTGGTGCCTGTAGCTTTACCCCTGATCGTTTGACCTGGGTGCACTCTTGCGAAGTTACCGTTTGCGATCTCATTTCTAATAGTGCCTGCGCCATTGCCAGCGTAAATCAACGAGGTAATATCACTATCGTCGTAATAATCGTTGCCGTAGCATTTTGTCTTATCCTTTAACAGCTGAGTTGCAATGTACGGTGGCAGTGAGATAGTAACGTTTTTTGAACCGTCGAAGGATACGCCTGCGCCGAGGTTATCGCGAGTATCATTAATTGTTAACACTCTGGCATTCTGTAACTTGCTTGAAGTAGACGCATTACCTTCAATACCATCTGCCAGAACAATTTTTGAAGGCAACTGAAGAACGGCATCTTTGCTGCCATCAACAGATACAGCTACAGAGACATTCTGACCTGTAGCATCCTGGATCTTAATATTACGAGCTGTACCCCATTTTTTAGTGGTGATGTCGGCGGTTCCATCGAATGCGGTATTATTAATATTATGTGCCGTCTGCAGTTTAGTTGCAGTTTCAGCATTACCGAAAATTGATGCATCTACTGTCTGAGTAAACTTCTTTTTACCATCAATAGTTTCATTACCGTCTGCATGAAGAATGCTGTTATCTTTTTTTAATGCATTCTTTAAGGCATATGGTGAAACGCATTTGCTGTTATCAGAACCGTCAAGAATTTCAGACTCTGTAGCGATCTTTACTACACCTGCGGTTACGGTTGAGGCTGGAGGATTTGCAAAAGATGCATCACCAAAATCAATAACACCTGGATCAACTGAAGTGATTAAGATGTCTAAAGCAATTGAGATACTACTCAATCGAACCTTCTGAGCTAAAGGCTCTGTCGATGAGTTTACAGCAAATAAAATGCCGTCTTCTGTATACACGCCAACAGTGTGTACGTCGTACACGTTCTGAGAACCGTCAGCGCCGGAAACGTGAATGATACCATCGCCAACATTCAGACCTGCAGTTGCGGGGCAGGTGCATACGACAGTGCCAATATCTTTAGTTGCTGAAGTTACTTCAATAACATCAGAAGAGAACTTCATAACAGACAACTTTACTTTTTCAGTTCCTGTTGCCTGAGCATTAATCATGGCTTGTAAGCCTGCGGATGTAATTATCGCTGCCATTTATTCTTCCTTAAAAATAACACGAGAAATAGTTGAGGTTCTGACTGCAAGATGTGCGACTGATTCTACATTTGTCTTCACATGGTGATAGTCAGGAATTTCGACATGATGAGAAGTTAAAACACGAATTCCAGGATGAAGAGAAATGCCGTTTGTAAGAGTATCCGTCTTGATTGGCTCTGCATCGCATCTATATGACGTACATACTCTTACAGCAGGTCTTAACTGAATGCCGTCTAATAAATTTAGACCTTGCGTAATTGAGTACTGCGACCTAACTGGCTTAACAAGATCCAGAGCGGTTACAGCATCATCAATAGCTTCAGCTTTTACCTGCTGAATATTCAAATCGATGTTGATTGAAAATGTGTGAGGCGTTCCGGGTGGTGTTGTTTCCCACCATTCCTTCATCTGCACACCATTGCCAAGTGACTCCAGTACATCGATAATGGCTTTCTTGGTACCGTAGTGAGATAAGGTCTTAATGATTGTCTTAAGAACCAACCTCTTACGTGTTACAGGCCATGAATCTCGCCAAACACCCACTCGCCACTGTGATGCCAAATGATCTAAAAGCTCACTGGATGCACTATCTAACAGGTAATAAAAAAGGCCATCGTTTAGATGACCTTTTGTATCGCTGTTTGTATGTAATGCCGTAGCAGCATTTTTAAATATTTCTTCATCTGCTATTGAAGACGGTAAAAGCTGATGAAGAAGAGTTTTATCTTCAATCTTATTACTCATCTTCAACACCACCGTAGGTAATGGTTACATCTGATGCAGGGCACTGAGCAACCTGAGATTTGGTGACTTCTGTAAAGACAGGTGAGGTTATTTCAACTCTTTTGGCACCTGCATTACGAAGACGCTTAATTAACTCATCAGGGTTAAGATCGCGCCCAATCTTTGTTTGCTGCCACTGTCTGTACTCTTCAACTGCCTGTACTACAGCTGATGTCACCTGAGATATTCTGTTCACATCACTGGTGTTTAAAAACCACTTAAGATTGATTGTGTAAGCTACAGCTTGAGGTGCACTTACAAGTACGTTGTCTGTCAATGGCCTAATATCATCCGCGCTCAGGTAGTTCTTTAATTCACTAACAAAGGTTTCTGTTGGTAAAGTACCACCTGTTAACAATGGATGGACATATACATTGCCGGCATGTTCAGGCAAGCCGTAAATGCTGCAATCAATAATAGCAGCTGAGAATTTTCTACAGTAATACTCGTAACTGTCATGAGGTCCTGCAACAGAGAAAGAGCCTGGTGCTAAATGTATTCTTTGAGCATAGGCTTCATCTGTTTCTGTATCAGCTCCACCTGATGGTTGATTGATATTCTCTACACTCTCAAGATTAGGTAGAAGATCAACTACAGTGTTGATAGCACCTGCTTTGATATTGTTAGTATAACTGCCTTCTATAGTTGAGGTTGCCACAACATCAATAGTAGTTTCTCCCTCAGGTATTTCTGCTAACTCATTGGTAGCAAACATGGTTGTACCGTCTGATACTCTTGTACCGGCAGGTATTGCATACACACCTGATTGGGCAGTGTTTAAGTTAAATCTTAAAGTGACGACTGACTTTTGAGCGGTAATACGCTGAGTGTTTACCATTTCACCTAGAGCATCTAGATGATCACCTGTAGCATAGGATAAAAGGTTTTGTCTTGCAGCAAGGTTGAAAGCCTGTCTTAACATAGTGCTTTCTGCAGCTAAAGACAGTAAAAACAGCCTTACAGGATCACCGTTAGCTAAAGTTCTACCTGTAAGCTCTTCATACTTACCGATAATGCGTTGCTCGTTAGCTGTAGCATCAACTGTTAAAAAGTTAAGCTCTGGTAAATCAAATCGTGGAAATATTTCACTCATTAATTACAACCTCCAGTGTTACTATAGGAACTAATACGCCCTCTGCTACATCTGATTTATCCTGATCTAAAGCAACAGATTTAACTTTAACTCTGGGCTCATCGCGCTCAATTGCATCAATTATGTTCAATCTCCATAAAGCTAAAGATTGGTTGGTAGGAGAATCCAAAGCACTATAATCAACCCCAAAATCTCTATCCAACGGAACGGAGCCTTTAATCGTTTTTAATATAGTTGCAACATTCTGTCTTATCTCAAGAAGTTCATTAGGAGGAGCAAGGCTAATCAGTTCATTTGTTGATACAGTAATTGTCGATACGTTCATATAGAGCCTTAAATAATCTTAGATACCATTGATTTAGCATAAGCTACTAAAGAGAAACCTTTAGCTTCGGTTAGGTTCAAAGTAACATCGCAATTAAGCAAGCCACCTCGTCCGTCATAGTATTTGCGATCTTCTGACAAATCAGAGAGAATATACTTGCCAAAATAGTCAAGACCTAACACTAAACGATAGGCTTCTCCACTCTCAAGCATCTCTCTTAAAATTGCTAAATACACAGCGGGAGATACTCCTAAATTTCTGATTAACTGAATTTTAAAAGAGACCTTATCGGAGTCAGGACCTATAAATTCATTTACAGGCTTTTGACCTATAATCTCATGAGATGCATACCTGGCAGAACGCTGCACTTGAAGATCTTGGTAGGTCAGCACTCTTTTATCAGAACAGGTGAACGGCACTAAGCCAAACATCCCCTGCAAACCAATTTTCATAACTCATTCCTTTAGGTATTAAAAAAAGCCCTAAGGAGTTATCCAAAGAGTTTTTATTACGAAATTCTTTATTTAGAGTAACTGTTTGTAAATTACAGGTATTGCCTGTTTGATAAATTCAAAAGTAAGCTTCACACCTAGAGATTTTGCTTTATTGATGATCCTGTTCCAAAGAGCTTGATCACGTAGAACTTCAAGAAGATCATACCCTTTCATGGTTAATCTTATTGATGGTATGCCTGGCCTTTCTTTCCAGAAAAGAGGATGCCTGTGACTAAAACCGTCAATATCAACATCATTTACCATCTGATAGTTTGATATAAGTCCACTTTCCTCAAGTAATTCATAATGAAGGAGCACAAGATCATGTTGTTCTTCAGGTAATGACTCCCAGTGAGTTTTTATCTGGTTAGTCTCGATTGCTTCAAGAATTTCTTTAACTATTGTCCAATTACGTTTCAT